TTTGCAACTTCTAATAATTTATTGAACATTTTTACCGGATGCATTGTTCGCACTTCATCCGGCGCGCAATCGAACAAATCCGCAATGAAACGATAAATTTCTATTTCTGCCTTTTGTTCCGCTGCCTTTTCAATAATTCCTAACATCAAATCAAATCCCAAATCAAATTGATTTATATTTCCTTTGTTTTCTTCCGCCTGCTTTGCAATCGCTTTGATTTCTTCACGAACTCCGATTTTTGTTAATACTCTAATAGCAGAAAAAAGATCGCTTGTTTGTAAACCTCTCATTTTTTTACCTCCGACAATTCTTAAAAAGAAAAGGATCGGCGCAATTCACCGATCCTTTCACAATTATTATTTTTTAGCCTGCTGCTTCTGCTTCTGTAACCTTCAATGCAGGATACATTGATGTTAAAGAAGTAAGCATTGTCAAAACGTTCATAGATAATTTCGCGCGTTCTGCATCAAGTGCAACGCGATCTTTTACGGATCCCTTGTCACCATCTGCCACAATGTCGCGGAACTCTCTTTCAACCTTGAATGCGCCGCCGCCCCTGCAAAGTGCAACTTCAACGCCATCAATAGCAAATACACCCAAGCCAAGAAGAACTTCCTTTGCGCCTGCGGTCACTTCTCCATCGATTTCGATTTTCCAAGGGCATGCCGTTTCTTCGGTTGCCTGCGAATCTGCATTGCTATAACATGCTTCAAACTCTAACGCCGGAACAACTTCGTTTTTCTCTGCAAGTGTCCATTCTAAATTTCCTTTGTTGATTGCATCTTCCAAAGTAATCTTGCAAGCCGCGCCGCCTTTGGTTTTTCCGATCCATGTAACAACATGAAAATCCGTTTCTAACACATTGCCGCCGTTGCCGGTGATTGTTTTAATCGCCATCTTTTCAACCTCCTATATAATAATTTTGTATTTGAAATTTTAATTGTCTGCGCATGATTGTTTTATCTTCATCATCAATCGGTTTTCTACTTATCCGGTAGAATGTTGGCAAAACTTCTTCATTCGGCAAATTCGCCGCGTTGAACATTGTTTCGATTTGATCCGCCATTTCATCAATCCGGGATGTATTGTTTCCCCTATCCCAAAGATCAACGATCAAAATCAAATCATCGCGGTTTATATCGCCCAAATCGATATTTTCAAAATCATATACCGCATGCGGATATAATGCGCCGGGATCCGCCATTCTGTAATAGCAGGAAACAACGGAATCAATATTCGATTGTATAATTTTTCTTAATGAATTTGTTTTACTCATCCGCGCCGCCCTCGTAATCTTCTTCGCTTATAAGGGATAATGCGCGCGCTTCATCCTCCAAAGCAGAAAGATATTGACTTTCGATTTCTACAATTTGTGCAATGTTATCTTGTACGGCATGCGTAAGCAATGCATGCTTCGTAGTTTTGGAACTTCCCAATTCTTGATATCCGCCATAAAATGCATTTGGTTTCATGCCAACTTGCAATTCAATGTTTTTCTGTTTGTGCTTTACCCAATATTGAGTAAAGCGGCCAACTCTGCCGGATTTCTTTTTGAATTGCGCATAGTAAGAATTTCGGAATTGCTTACAAACAAATTTTCCAACATCGCGCAATGCTGCGCGCGTTAATTCCCGGATCGTATAATTCACACGATCAACGCTTTGTGTGTAAGTAACATTTCCATCCTTGCTTATCTTTGTTACGCTTTTAGGAATCGCCATTTTCGACAACCTCCATTTTTACGCCGCCATAACATACAATTTCAATTTCGTTTCCGCTTCTAAATGTGCGAAGCACTTTATAACGAAAATTGTTGTGAATTACGATTTCTTGATTGTCATAATCCAAATAATCGGAAATAACAAATTTGATTTCCGGTTTTAAGCCCTGCGCCTGCGCTTGATAAAATTCGGATTGTCCGATGCTTTTCAATTTCGCAAAACGTGGAACTTTTGTTTCAATAACAACCATATCCCCGACATCGTTTTTTGTTGTTTGCGTAGAAATTAAATAAATAACTTCATTAAACATCCGCTTTCCCTCCTGCGATATAGTTATCACAAAGGGAAATTGCATCGCGAAGGTTTTCGTATGCCTGCTTGCACTGTTCGCCTTTTCCGTTAAAATCATATTGCCATTTGCAATACAATTCAGCCGCTTTGATAATCAATGCATCTTCGCTTGTACTAATTGCCGCCGTTTTGCTTACGCCCACGCGCTGCAAATCAAGCATACATGCATCAATATTTCCTTGAATATCACTATCCAAGGCGTTGTGATATATTCTTATGGATAACTTAATTCTTTCAAGCATTTTCAAACCTCCACTTTATAGAAAACGGCGGCCGGCTGTCGGAGAAGCCAAACCGCCGAATCTAACATGATTACGATGTTGCCTTTGCAATCTTAACGAATGCTTCGATTGCCTGCACCTTACCATCGAAAATTGCGCATCCTAAGAAATCGAATGCGTTTTCGCGTGTTACAAAAGCAGAAGTAACATTTACATCCTCTGCCATGTTGCCGATATATCCGCGATATACATCGCCAAGGATTGCTTCGTTCTTCGCGATTCTTTCATCGAAGTTTACAATCTTACCCATAACGCGATATTCGCCGTTGCTTTCGGTTACAACGTTATTTTTGCCGCTATTCATCAAAGGATAGAAATCAGCAAAGAAGGTTGCGGAACTCATGTACCACTCTGCGCCGGCAAAATATGCGCCATTCATTAAAGCAACAACGCCGGTTACATTTGCTTCGGTTAATGCTGCGGTTTTTGCTACTGTAATAGAATTGGTTGCGCCCCAAGTAATAGCGTTAATACCCTGCGCTTCACCGGTGCCGGATCCGTTGAAGATAAGTGCGCCGATCTTGTCTGCAACCTTGCGCGCGATCTTATTTACAAGCCAATTTTCGAATGCGTCAATTGACATAGTAACAACAGACTTTGAAACGGTCACAAGTTTTGTGATCTCATAGCCTGCCAAGGTAACTTTTACCAAGGTATCAGCATCCGCGGTAATTGCTGCGCCTTCTGCGTGCTTCTGTGCATCTGCGGTTGTACCTTCTGCCGGGATGGTTACGGATCCGGCAACGTGTAACAATTCAATCTTGTTTAAAATAGGGCAATATTCTTTTACCTTCTCAACGATCTTGTTTACAGTGCTAACCGGAACGGCTGCGCCTGCGCTTGCATCTGCGGTTGTCATTGCTCTTGTTTCAACCGCGCTTAATTCAATGCCGCGGATCTTCTTTAACCATGCGCTACGATACTCCATTGATGCTACATCAAAATTTCTTTCTTCCATTTCCTTTTTACCTCCATTTAATAAATCGGGCGTTACATCAACGCCGCTTCTTCCTTCTGCAATCGCCTTTTCAAGCGATGCGCGCTTTTCTGCTGCTTTTAAAATGCCGCTTTTTTCGGCCTGCAAGCTGCGAACTTCTTCTTCAATCTTTGCAAGATCTTCTTCTGTCTTGCCTTCTGCATCATCGCCGGATAATTCCTTTTCGATTTCTGCAAGTCTTGCTTCAATGCTTTCTAATCTGCTCATTTTGCAACCTCCATTAAAAGTTTGATTCTTTTTATATGATTCTTGCGCTTTTGAATCTCCTTCAATGCCTTGTCAATCACTCCGTTTGCAAAGCTGCGCGCTTGAATTTCTGTATTATCATTTGCCGGAAGGGAAACGGCCGAAACATCATAAATCTTTTTAATATGATGATGGCGAAGCGTGATTTCGTTTCCTTGTTCAATTACTTCTAAAGTGTCATAGTCCGGCATAAATCCCCATGACATTTTAGTGACATTGCCTGCTTGTATATCTTCATACATGGATCGCGCCGCGCTAGTCTTGGAAAGATCCGCGCAAATAAAAAGGCCGACAAAATCCGGCTCAACTGTCAAAGTATTATTCGATTTCCGCGCGTAAACCCTGCCGGAATGATCGAATTGAAAAATGATATCCGACATATCGCAATCCCGGAAGCAATCCGGCATAAATTCTTCATAAACAATCTGTTCCCCAAAATCAAAAAGAACATAGCGTTCATATTTCGCTGCGTAACCTTCAACATAACAATCCGAATCGAATTTATTTTTCTTTTCTTCCTGCGCCGGCGTTTCAAATGGCAATGTTCTATATTGTCTATCCTTCATTATTGGCATCGTTATTTACCTCCTTTTCGATGGTCTGATATGCTTCTTCCGGCTGTTGCTCATAATCTGCAAGGCCGTATTCTTTACGAATGTATCTATGATCGCCGCTTTCACCAATGCCGGCCATGTTGAATACTTCCAAGCCTTGATTGTGCGTTAAAAATCCGCGGTCAAATAGTTGTGTTACAATATTTAATTTTTCTTCATTCGATGCATATTGCAGGCGATTTGAAGTAAAAATAATTTCGTTTCCGAATGCGATTTCATGCGGCGTGAATGTCATATTTGTATGAACAAGCGATGCTTCAATCGCGAATGGCTCAATCTTTCCTTCGTAATATGCGCCCCATTCGGCGGAAGTGAAATTGTTCTGCAAAATCTTTTCATTCGTTCCGAAATAATTAAATACATTTTCCTTTATCTGCGACATTTGCGCCGCGTCAACTGTGAATTGATTCGTTTGAAGCTGCTTTACATCCTCGTATTTCGCATCAATCAACATTACGCCCCCGGCATTTGCAGAATTAAAATTCGATTCAACAAATCGTTTGCGTTCCTTTTCCAAATCATCCGGTTTTAACGTCTGCGCAATCTTTGCAAGGAATCGAAGCGTTGCGGAACTCTTAACGCCTTCCACAATTCCTTGATTGTTTGTGTGGATCAATTCCATTGTTGGATATAAGCATGCGTTGCTTTCTCCGAATATCTCATTCTTATATTGGAATTGATTCATAATGCCTGCTTCATCCAAACGGAAAACGCCGAAATTGCCCGGCTCAAATTCATAACGGATATATTTCACGCCTTCATAATCAACAATTCTAAATTTGGGCGATGCAAGGGGATAAAATCCAATAATTTTTTCGTATGTTTTATCATACAACGGCGCAATGATTGCGTTGTTATCCACCGCATAAGAAGTTGCAAGCCGGTACAAATATTTTTTTGTGTCCATCAATGGATTCGGCTTGTATTGCAGCATGCGCGCGAATGTTTGATTGTTGGATCCTTTTACTTCCGGCTTTAATTTCGAACAATGCGTTGCAAAATTATGTACCGCTGCGCGCGTCAATTCCATTTCATAAATGGATCCCTCGAATGTTGTAAACGATGGTGAATACGCGGTCAAAGTCTGAAAGTAATTTTCAACTTTGCTTTCGATTTTTTCTTTTTTTCTGATTGAATCAAATAACCCCATTTTCTTTACCTCGATTTAGATTTACATATTGATCGCGCTTGTCCTGCAATATCTTGTATGCATCAAGTAAGGCCGCTACGCCATCAATTCGTTTCCTTGAATCCAAGCCCTTCACCGGTTGAATATTGCCGTTGATATCCGTCTTTACTTCCGTATTGATTAAACACCACTTCATAACCGGATTGTTATCATATACAATTCTTTTCGCCTTAAAATCGGCTGCAAGATTCTTCATGGGATCCGATAAAGTAAGCGTTCCTTGCCTTACCGGATTCATTGCATTTTTTCCAAAATCCGCTTTAAAATCGCGAAGCAATTCATCGGATATATGCCAAGGATCATAACCGAAAAATGATGTATATATTTCTTTTTCATCGCGTAATTCATTAAACCAATCAAGAAATACTTTTTTATCAACTCTATTCCCCGGGCATGTTCGCATATATCCTTGTTCAACCCATAAACTATATGGCACGTTGTCGCGTTCCCGGCGGATGCCGGTTTTGTTCTGCTCTCGTGCGGCGTAGATCTCTGATAAAACTGCAATATCCACACGCTTCAATTCCTCGACGAAATCATCAAACAATGCCTTGGTGCGTGTGTAGGTATGCGGCTGGAAGGCGAGGATCACTCGCTGATATCCCATCATGCGCACGGCATCGATCAGGGCGTGCAGCTCGCCGGGGTGGTGGGCGTAGTCGTCATAAATATCTGCGCCATGATAATTGCCCTTATACTCCATGCGGCGACCTGCGCCGGTGAAGCTTGCAAGCGCTGCAGAGGTGACCTCGCCGTCAATGCCCATGACATAAGCGGCGGCGGCAGCTGCCAGTGCGTTGTAAATATTATGCTTGCCGTAGACCTGAAGCTGCACATGGCAATAGAATTTACGCCCGAACATCACGTCAAAGCTGCGTCCGT